GTAGCATCTGCGACAGTCTCGTTCAACTGTGGAACGTACCATGAGTTCTTGTCAAGCTCATTAATTGTCTCGTCTGGGAGATAGTATCTTGGCTCAACACGACCTTCCTTGTTACGGTTAACTCTGTCATAGCCCATAAGACCCTTATGACGGCCTGTAGTTCCATCATAGATGTCACCAGGAGCAGTTTCACCTGTCAAGTCTGCTGGAAGCTCCCACTCTCTCTCTGAAGTAACAGGAAGAATGAAGAACAACTTACCAACTGGAAGGTTCATTGCTTGAACTGATACTATATCATTAGCAAGAAGCTTGCTAAATACCCTACGGATGATAGGGAATACAACGGTCTCGAATGAACCGCTATTATCTGAAGCAGTAGCCTCGTAAATCAAGTGCTTTGCCTCATTCTCATACAATGTAGCAACATTCTCCTTAATACCCTCTGGAAGACCCTCTGTGAATCCAAGTTGGTCCCAACGGTTCTGAATGTCCTCACGTATCTGTCTTTGTGCGTTGTACTCGATATTACCAACTACACCACTTGATAAAAATTCTTTCATATAGATAAATGAAGTTTATTTAACTTATTATTTTTTTTATATAAATATACACGAATTTTGAAAAAGTTTATTATTTCATCATTCTGTGCATCAAATCAAGAGAATCTAATACGTCTGGTGACTGATAGATTTTTGTCTCATTGATTTTCTTTGAACCTTCAACTGTAAGAGAAGCATCTTCAGTGATGTTCATTTTCTTTGACTTCTGGAGGTCTCTGCTGATTGACTCATAAAGGTTCTTAGAAGCCTCTACAGTCTTAGCCTCGTTTGAGAATCTTGAGATAATCTCCTTCTTCTCATCCTGAGTTGTTGAGTTCTCAGAAATCAGCTTGATAATCATACCAAGATTATGATTTGTTACAGCAGCCTCTTTCAATGATGTCATAACATCAGTCAAGGTAGCTTTCAACTCTTTGTTCTCAGCAAGAACTTTATTCGCTCTCTTCATAAAGCTCTCTGAAACGGTATCTTCCTCACCACCACTATAACGTGGAGTTACAGTACCCTTAACTCTCTTGCCGCCTTTACTCATTGAACGAGCGTTACGACCATTTGAGTTAGGAACGTGAGACTTAGATGTGCTGTTCTGTTGTACGAATCCACCAACGTTAGTAGCTTCCTCTACAGGAGCTTCAACATTGCCGCACTCTTCAACTGCACCATCTACAGCTTCCTCTTCCTCAAGTTGCTTACCCTTGCCAGCATTGAATGGCTTGTCTGCTTTATTTTTCTTGCCTGGGTATCCTGACCAAGGTTTCTCAGTTCCATGAGGAACACCTGCGTCCCAGTCGTTTACATTTTTACCTGGCTCTGACATTCCTGGATTTGTCATTACATCCTTTTTCTGATAATTGTCAGTGTATCCTACATTTGAATCGTACTCTAATACTAATTCAAACATTCTCTCTGTTGATTCATTCATATCATTATTCTCATTTTCAAAATCATCTTCACCACCGAAATCATCAGCACCTTCATCATCTGTAATTACATCATCACTTGGCTCAGATGCAGCAACATCAGTTGCCTCACCATTGTCTCCAAGACTGATTAGGTACTCAGCTCCAGTTTCGTTGTCTTGAATGTTTACGTTACCATTATCGTCCTTATGGACTAATATCTGGTCATCGTTCTTCATTAGCTTGTAAACCTTTACGATTTCCTCGTCTTCCGCATTAGAAAAGTCATACTCATCGTCTGATATTTTATACTTGTCAAACTCTGCCCATTCGTCACCTTCATCACTTGGCTCACCACCTTCCTCTGCACCATCAATAGCAGTGTCATCACCGCCCTCAACAGAAGCATCATCAATTGGCTCGTCAGTTTCCATACCAGTGTCAGTACCCTCTACGTCATCCGTAGCAGCATCTACTGATTCAGCATCATTTGTAATATCAGAACTAGTATCTTCCACTTCCTCTTCTTCGTAGTCCTTGTCATCGTCCTCAGACAATAACTTGGCATATGTATCACGCACAGCCTCATCTAAAAGAGTCTTGACTGCGCTCTCAGTATTTTCCTTCAAAGAATTAGCGAGTGCATTGTAATCCAATAAAGATTCTTTCACTACTTTGCTTCTAATATTTTTATTCATTTAGAAAATAGATTTAATACATTATTTTAATTATAAATATTACATAATTACAAAAAATATTACTTAATGTTTCTTAA